ACATCAAAGAACTTTGGAGCCTTGCGGAATGTCCATGAGGCGTATGTCTCTGGGCTATGATTTACATACCAAAAAGAATCAGAACCAAGAGAATACCCATTAGAATTAAATGACGTAATCATATCGGTAGTGTTATTAAAACCACCTGTTTCGTCACTTTTCAAAAACTTAGTATTTCCATTTACCGTATCAAATAGCGCATGGTTATATCCAGAAGCGCTTCTTACTTTTGTCCAAACCAACCCACCCTCACCCGCCAGATCAATCCCGTTGGTGATGGTCTGCGTAGAGCTGTTGCCTGCGTAGAGGTAGGTGCTGAACACATCTTCAACATATTCACCCCCGCCACCAACACCAGCGGCGGCTTGAACTACGTCACGTACTGCCATTACGCCATCCCCAATCCGAGGACAAAGCCTCTCCAAGTTGTGCCACCGTCTGAGGTGAAGAATGCCAGTGTGTCAACACCAGCGGCTGTCAGTGTGGGAGCCGTTGCCGCCGCCCAAGTTACACCTGAGAAGAACGTTAAAGCCGCAGAGCCACCGTTGGTCACCTCAAGCACAAATGCGCTTACAGAGCCACTAGAAGCCACGTTGCTGACCGTTAGTGTTTGAGCGCCTGACAAAGTGTAGGTGAAGTAGTTGCCAGCAGACAGATCAATGTCGTGAGCGCCCATTGCCACCTTGGTCTCAACAACACCAGTGATGGTTTTACCGGACAACACTTGCGTATCAGTTGTACCTACAACAGCTCCACTAGGGAATGTAGGAAGTGTTGGTGTGCCGCTCACATCAGCATATGCACCTGTAGTTGCCACTGTTGCCAGCGTTGGTGTGCCGCTCACATCAGCATATGCACCTGTAGTTGCCACTGTTGCCAGTGTTGGTGTGCCGCTCACTTCTGCATAGGCCACAGTACCGTCTGCCAATACGTTACCAGTTGATACTGTCGTTGCTAATGTTTGTGCTTTACTCATTTGTTATTTCTCCGTCTTATGTATTCAGAGCATCAAGGCGATCCCACACCCAAGTAGCGGCAGCGGCTGGGTCAAAAGGGACAGGGTCAGCATCAGGGGTTTCACCGGGCGTTGTCCAGTCAGCACCCACAGCCGTCAGATACGTCTGTAAATCAGCCTTAGTTGCAACGTGTTCTGCGTCACCAATCTCATCATTCTCAGAGATGCCAATCAGCACCCAGTCACGGGGGCTTGGTGTTGTCAGGTCTTCAACTGCGTATGCGCCACCAACACTGCCCTCATGGAAACAGAGAAACGTTGGGATTGTGCCTTCAGCAGTGAGGCGGTACTTAATGCATTTATGTGTCATTTATGTTTCCTTAAATTCTAAACGGTTGGTCAGGCTGGTTTCGTCATACACCATGAAGCCACGGCGTGAAGCAAATGTCTCTGGGTCTTTAGCCCACTTGTCTGCACAGGCTTCCAACCAGCGCATGGTCATCTCATGTGTTGGAGCGTTGCCTTTAGAAATAATCTCGTTTTCCATATTGAGGTAGGCAAACACTTCAGCCTGCGCTTGTGCAGCGTTGATGCCCAAGTCAAACAAGTAGATGAGGTTGCCTTCGTCAATCATGCCGTTGCGACTACGGGCAGCGTTCAAGCCCTGCTTCATGCAAGTCATAATGTGGTAGCGAGATTCTTCTTGCTCGTAGTCTTCTTCTGTAATGGTTTCCTTACCAACCTTTTCAAGCAACTGCTTGTGCTGGTTTACCATAAAATTCATCTTTCGTAAAGCCCCATTTACGTGGTTCTGCGTTCCCTCTATGTGGCTGTTCAGTTCCAAGATCTCAATCTCTAACAGTTCACGGTCAAGGTCATCGGTGCAGGAAGCAATCTCACGCTCTTTTTTCTTGAGTTCGTTTTGCTTCTTACGCAGACCGATGTAGGCTTCTTGCAGGGCAGAGCGTGTCTTGTCAATCTCAGCAAGCGTGTGCTTGATAGAGCGAATAGGCGTGATGGCTGTAACGTCCAATGTCACAGACATAAATTGGCTGTGGGACTTGTGGAAGTTGCTGGTGTCTTTCTCCACCATCGGCATCCGGTCTTGGATGTTCTTTAACATCACGCCGTACTCTGGCTTTTTAATCGCCAGTGCGGTGTTCATGTTGCCTAGTATTAGATCGTTGCTCAAAAGATTCTCCTGTTTAAAATTTTGTTATAACCCGCCGTGTCCGTTTGAACAGGCGGCTAAATAACTGCGGCTCAGTGTTAAATCACCGAAATCCGTAGCGTTTCCTGCGGAGGATATGGTTACATAACTTGTTGTGTTAGTGAAGTCACCGGGATAACCACCTCCAAAAACTCCACGAATACTAGAAGAACACGCCGCTAATCCAGATGTTGCGGCTGTTAAGTCCCCAAAATCAGAGGCGTTGCCAGTTGAGGCAATGGTTACGTAATCAATTACATTTGAGTTTGAAGCCCCGGTAGTGCCGCCTCCAAACAATCCACGAGTGCCGGAAGAACAGCTTGATCCGTAGTATCTAGCAACAGTAAGATCGCCAAAATCTGTGGCGTTCCCTGTAGTGGAAATCGTAATGTACTGAATTACATTAGGTGTATCGCTGCTTCCAGCAAATAAGCCTCGTGTTGTTGAGGCGCACCCAAAAAGCCCCCTGATGGCAGCAAGCAAATCCCCAAAGTCTAAAGCGTTGCCTGTTGTTGCAATTGTTACGTAGTCAATAATATTGACATTACCCCCTGAGCCTTCACCACCTCCAAACAATCCACGAGTGCCAGATGAGCAAGCTGTTAACTCTGCACGGGCAAGTGTAAGATCACCAAAATCCAATGCACTGCCAAAGCTGGCTATAGTTACATAATCTATGACATTGAATATTGTTGCCCCAGCGTAACCACCACCAAACAATCCACGAGTGCCAGATGAGCAAGCTGAAAGAGCTTGCCTAGCTGCGGTCAAGTCCCCAAAATCAGAGGCGTTTCCTGTTGACATAATTGACACGTAATCAATCACGTTTACGTTTCCNGAGCTTGATCCCCCACCCCCGAAAATTCCACGATTTGCTGGATCAACATTCCCAGCAACNGGCCACAGCCCCTGCTTCTGCCAATAGGCCACCTGATCCAGCGTCCACACACCTGATGCAGTGCCGTCTTGAAATGGGCCTGCTGGTACTACAGGGGTGTCGCTAACAACAGCACCGGGCCATTTTTTGATACTCATTGAAGTCCTCCGTGGGCAGATGAGCAAGCTGCTGATGCGTTTGTTGCTGTAGACAAGTCGCCAAAGTCACTGGCTGTTCCGCCAGAAGGAAAGCCTAGGTATTCTATTGTGTTTAAACTAATACTGCTGGAATTTCGTCCGTGTCCAAACAACCCTCTTGTATTAGAAGAAGCACAAGCAACATTTTCCCTAGCTGCCGTTAAATTACCAAAACTGGTAGAATTTCCCGTCGTTGCGATAGTAATTTGTTCTATTGATGACGTAATGCTGGGATTGGTTCCGCCTACAAATATTCCAACCGTAGAAGAAGAACAACTCCCGTGATTGCTACGAGCCGCAGAAAGATCGCCAAAGTCTATTGCGTTTCCAGTTGAAGCGATTGTGGCGTAATCAATTACATTAGTCCTTGCCCCACTCTCGCCACCAGCCCAGACGGCTCTAGTAGGTGAAGCACACCCAGCAAAGGCACTGCGTGTAATCGTCATATCGCCGTAATCAATTGCGTTTCCAGTTGAAGCAATTGTGACATAGCTAATATTATTTACAGTGCTGCCACCAGAAATTAAACCTCTTGTTGCGTTTGATGATCCAACTGTGTATGTCCCTGTGTATAACATATCACCAAAGTCAGTAGCGTTACCAGAAGATGCAAAGGTCACATACTGAATTACGTTTGTATTAACAAATCCTTGTGTTCTTCCACAAGCGAAAACGCCTCTGTAAGATGAGGCAAAAGACGACATACTTGCGGTTGGGTTTAGTAAATCACCAAAGTCGGTGGAGTTTCCTAATGTGCTAATAATTACTTGGTCAATAACATTAGAAAAATTAGTTGTGTTGCTATCATATGACCCGCCCCACAAGGCAATTGCCGCAGCAGGACTCACACTCCCACTTGTACCCGCAGGGCCATACTGAACACCGTTGGTTGCTTGCACCCCAAACGTGTAGGCTGTCCCGTTGGTTAACCCAGTTACAGTCAATGGAGATGATGCACCAGTAGCAGTAAAGCCACCCGGCGTTGATGTGGCAAGGTAGCCTGTAACGCCAGCAGGTATGCCGGTAAATGTAGGCTGAGTAAACGTCACCGTTGCCTGTGTATCTCCAGCAGTAGCACTTACATTAGTCGGCGCTCCGGGAGATTGAGGCCACTGTAAACTAGCCTTGGCCTGCATCTGGGCAGGGAGATTCCATACACCTGAATAGCTTGGCATTAGATCACCTCAATCCATGATGTTGTGTCTTCGTCCCAGCGGTAGATTTTTTCATCGGCGGGGTAGGGCGTCGGGGCTTTAAAGGAGCAGATCGTTTCATCAAACACCCAAGAGGCGAAACCTGATTCTGCCCAGTCCGCCTTAACGGCGTCTTGCTTGGCGGCTATTTCTTCCGCAGTCATTGAACGAACATGATGCACGTCAGTTACTACGCTACCTTGCCATTCGTATGTAACACCCTCATAGACTTCGTAAACACCAGCAACAGGGGCTTCAATGCGCACGAACCGAGCAAACGATTCAGGCAAGTTGTCTGTATCAATGTTGGGGAAGGCCTGCTGAAAGTTATCCCCAAAAATAGGATGCTCAAAGGGCTGACCATTGCGTATTTGAATAAACAGTTCCATTAAAGATCACCTGTATTTGTTGATGGGAATTGGCGTGTGTCGCCGGGCCAAATGATGCGGACACCACCTACGCCGCCCACGCCGCCAGCTGGGTTTCCACCCGAACCGCCACCATGAACACCCCCGTTGGGTGTGGTTCCACCTGTTGCTGAACTACCTAGACCAAGTAGGCCAACACCTCCACCACCAACATAAGGCCAACCGCCGCTGCTGCCACCACCGCCAGTGCTGGGGACGCTACTGCCTCCCCAAACAGCCGAACCCCCGTCACCAGTGTAGCCACCAGCGCCGCCGCCGCTATATCCGGGGTTTCCTGATGCGCCACGGCCTCCAGAATACCCTGCGTCATACGTTCCACTTGGAACGCCGCCTGCAGCCGCTGCTGCACTCCTGCCTCCACCCGCAGTCATTGTGCCGAAACCTGCTGTAAATGTTGAATTTCCCCCATCGCTTCCTGACGCACCACCACCGGCGCTAATACCACTAGCGCCTACAACGACAGTGTATGAACTACCCGGCACAACGGTAATGTTGTTTTTATACGCTAAAGCGCCACCACCGCCTCCACCAGCCCCAGCTCCAACAGAGACGACCGATACTGTAGTAACCTCAGCAGGAGCAACCCATGAATAAGTGCCTGCTGTTGTGTATGCTTGCTGGCCTTGCGCTAACGGCGTCACGCTATTACTAGCCGCACTAAACGGCCCCGGCCCATAAGTATTCAGTGCCCACACCGTAAATGTGTACGCCGTACCATTGGTCAATCCTGTAACGGATACAGGTGATGATGCCGTAATACCACCGGGGTTTGAGACAACGTAATACGCAGATACAGCAGAGCCACCCACATTAGATGGCGGCGTAAAGGACACGTCAGCCGATTGATCGCCACCAGACGCCGACACACCGGTAGGCGCATCAGGGTTTTTTAGCGGGTCAAAGCCGGGGCGTATAAAGCCAGATGGAGATCGCATACTCATGTTGCGCTCCGGTTAGCTTGCACTAATTACTTCATAAGAGATCGTGTAACTAATCTTGCTTGCCGTGCCAGAAGTCACAACAATTGATTTGTCTTCTTCAAGATAGATTGAGGTTGTCTTATCAGCAACGATTAGCGAGGCATCAGACGGTACAGACACCGTTGACACAATGGCGTGGCTTGTGCCACTACCAGCCGCCGCTTCATTGATCGCCACAGTTACGTCAACAGCGTTAGTGCCGTCAATGTTTGCCGCCACGATCTGATTGATCTTCAACACTGTGCCACTGGCTGCGGCGTTAGCCAGCAAGACGTTAGAAGCCGTGTCTGTTGGTGTTAGATATGCGGTCTTTCCGTAGATGCTGGTGACCGATACGATGTTTGGGTTTGCCATTGTGTGTGTTCCTTAAAATCCAAATACTATTGCCATTGCGATAGCTTTACCTGTAGTGAATCCGGGAGCAGGAGTCACGAAAGACAGCGAACCGCTGCCGTCAGTTTTCAATAGTTGATCTGATGTACCGTCTGTTGTAGGTAGTGTAAACGTTCCTACAAAAGATGTCAAGTTGCTGTCATAGGCTTGTATTGTACTACCAATGTCTGCGTCATTCAGCAAAGTGGCATCGTAGGCTTGTACTGTGACACCAATGTCTGACGATTGTAAAGCCGAATCAGCCAACGCACCCTGAGCTGTTGTAGCAAACCGTGCATCAGCAGCCGCCTTAGTGTAGACATCTCCTAAAGCAAAAGCGCCATACGCCACGATGTCAATCAAGTCACCAGCAGTTGCGCCTGTAGCTAGTACAATGTCTGTACCGCTGGTGGCTGTGAAGTCTGTGCCTGTAACAAGCTTGACACCGTTTTGGTAAACATCTACAAAGCCAGCATCATAGATGATGGCAAAGGTTGTCTGGCTTGATGTTGCTGTGTACACCTGACGTTCTGAAGTACCATTTACGGCAGAGCCTGCAGCAACCCAGCTAGAGCCGGTGTAGACACGCATTTGCTCGGCAGTGGTATCCCAGTACAAAGCACCAGTTAACAGCGCATTACCGTCGTTGTCCAGAGTAGGCGTAGAAGACTTGCTTCCTAGATAGCGGTCATCAAAGGCATCGTAGCTGTCAGCAGCAGCTGTTGCAGCTAATTCTGCAGCAGTGGCAGAACCCGAAGCTTGTGTCGCACTGGTTGATGCATTGCCTTCGGAAGTTGCTGCGTTACTTTCAGAAGTGGCGGCATTTGATGCAGAAATAGCAGCTGCTGTAGCAGAACCCAGTATACCGTCCACATATGTTTTGGTAGTGGCATCTTGATCAGCAGTTGGGTCACCAAGACCTGTTATCTTATTTGTTCCTAACGCAATTGCGCCAGACATTGTGCCACCAGTTAAAGGAAGATTAAGTGCATCAGCAGTGTCTACATAAGTTTTAGTGGCAGCGTCTTGGTTTGCTGTTGGGTCACCTAAGCCTGTAATCTTATTAGTGCCCATCGCAATGGCACCACTCATTGTGCCACCAGCAAGAGCCAGTTTTAAAGCATCAGCAGTATCTACATAGGTTTTTGTTGCAGCGTCTTGGGCAAGAGTGGGGTCACCGACACCAGTGATCTTGTTTGTCCCCATTGCAATGGAGCCAGACATTGTGCCACCAGCCAAAGGAAGCTTTGTTGCGATGCTGTTGGTAACAGTGGTGGAGAAGTTGGCGTCATCACCAAGAGCTGCTGCCAGCTCATTCAACGTATCAAGAGCAGCAGGAGCTGCGTCAATCACGTTAGCAATTGATGTATCAACATATCCTTTGGTTGCAGCGTCAGCGGTTGCGGTTGGTGTACCAAGACCAGTGATCTTGTTCGTTCCCATCGCAATAGCACCTGACATGGTACCACCGGACAGGTTCAGCTTCAACGCATCAGCAGCGTCTACGTATCCTTTTGTAGCTGCATCACCAGTGTTTGTAGGAGAGGTTAAGTTTGTGATGGTCGCTGAAGTGCCAGCGTTCATGTTCAAACCACCGTTAATCACCACATCGTTAAATGTAGATGACCCGCTAGAGGCTGTGACGTTACCCGTCAAATCTCCAGTGACGTTCCCTGTCACGTTGCCTGTGAGGTTACCAGTTACATTACCAGTGACGTTGCCCGTCAGTCCACCAGCAAAGCCAGTGGTTGCTGTAACCAACGTACCAGTGATAGCTTGAGCAGCAGCGCCGCCGATAACAGCGCCGTCAATAGTACCTGCGTTAATATCAGCAGAAGCAATAGTTGCTGCTGTGTTTACGGTTAAGTTAGTTGCAGTGACTGCAGCTGGTGTTGTTGCCCCCACCACAGTGCCATCAATAGTGCCACCGTTAATGTCAGCAGTGTCAGCAACTAAGCTGTCAATGTTTGCTGTACCGTCAATGTACAAGTCTTTAAACTGAGCGCCAGAAGAACCCAAGTCAATGTCATCATCTGTAACAGGTACAACGGCTCCATCTTGGAAGCGTACCTGCTCAACAGGTGCTGCAGAAACTTCAACAAACACACCAACACGGTTGTTGCTTGTATCAACAGCAACTTTATTTTTAGCATCTATGTCAGCAATGACAGGTACGAAAGCACCTTCGGCTGCTGTGCCGTCATGCTTGTGTCCAGTGGTTGCAGCTAATGCGTCACGAAGTGCATTGAATTCGTTATTAAGAGGCGTAGCACGTACAACAGCGGTAGGTACTATGTCAGCAGAAGATTGTCTTGTGTATCCAGCCAATTGTTTTCTCCTTATCGCCTGTCATTGACAGCGTAATTTAATACGATGCCTTGAATGTCATGACTAGCGTTTGTGTCATTTGTTACATATCTGAAAGCTATAGAGAACCCAGAGCCTGAGATATTAGTTTTTGTTACTGGTGAAGGGTTTCCATCATAAATAGCAGCTGCATCATAAACAGCTTCGTTATAATATGCAGCCGCACCTTGTGTGTTTATGGTGTAGTTAGCAGGATTAAATACCCCCTGACTATCATCAAAATCATACGACACACCTAACAAAATTTCAGAGGCCCCTTCGCTTCTTAAGAATGTAGTGGTGTTGTAAAAGTTTTTACGAATCGTTGGGTCTTGAAAGTAGTAGTAAGGTGTTTGATAAATTGAAAGAATTTCAGCATTATCAAAAGATGTACCACTTTCCTGCAGATGCACTTTACCAGCAGCATCCCCGTGGATAAGAACCTCATCAACACCAATATAACCGCTAGAGGCTGCTGTCGCAGGGATTCCAAAGATCTGTGAATACTCAAAATTAAAACCTTGAGCTGTCTGACGTAATCCTCCAAGCAAACCAAAGTTGCCTTCAGCAGGTAAGAAGAATCTAAACTGAGACTTTGTACGAAGCACAACGCTTGTTAAAGTTTCTGGGTCTGTACTACCTGCTACAATTTCTTGAATGATGGCGTTGATTGTAAATTGAATTTGCTTGGAGATTGTTTGCAGCTCAACGTCACCAATATTAGAAGTTCCTGAGATAGGTCTAAATCCGTCAGGACCTAAGAATATAAGGCTTCCGCCTAGTTCTACCACACTATCAGGAACAAGGCAACCTAAGTTGGTAGTGACCTCAGACACAACAAAGTCAGCAAGGCTATTACCATTTAATCGTTTGATTTGATTCTTACCAAAGATATATAAAGTATCCCGAAAAGATTTAATCTGTACAATCTCAAAACCGACATTGATAACTCCAGCTCCATTAGCAGGAGAAAAGTTTGTCTCTGATACAGGGGAAGAGAAATATAAATTGTAAGCTTCGGCAGGATCACCACACAAAAACATATGGTTCTTATATGGGCTGGAATACTTAGGGGCACTCGGCGCATTAGTGTCTGTGATCTGTGTATACGTTATACCGTCATACACAGCAGCAGGATTAATACCGTCAGTTAATAAAAGCTTAGGAGCACCCCAATTAAAACGAGAGAAGCGTACTTTATTAACGCCTGTCATACTGACAGAGACGGGTGTTGTCACTGCCACCCAGTCAGTTGTGCCTACATCCCAACGAAAGAAATAATCAGTACCTACTGAAGGCTTGCGGCAAGCAAAGATATTATCATTAATGCCTTCTAGAATAGCAACGCCTAAGACATTACCTGTCCCCGGTACAGTGCCATAGGTATTAGTAAAACCGCTAAGTCTCCTATAACCACCAGTAATAGAAGGCTCATAGTTAATTAGCTGCGTAGCTGAACCGGGTGTATCTTCTCCTTGAGACAGCACATCCCTGTTGGTGTTCATGCCACCAACACAGTTTACCTTAAACGCATTAATTCTATCTGCCATTAAATAATTCTACCGCTTAAAGGTCTAGATGATAAAGCTGTTGACGTAATATACAACGGCTCATCCAGATACAAACGACGCATCGTCTTAATACCTTGATCAAATCTTGTCTGATGGATAGAAGCACTTTGTTCGTTAGAGCGATACACCATCATGTATACCATCGCTCCATCTAATATAACGCTAGAGAATCGGTCAGGAATAATACATACATCATCAGCAGCCACCATGTTAGCAGGGAAAGACCAGTATTTGTATTCAATCTCATAAGCACGATCAGGAAGAGGCGTGACACCAAATTTAAGATCTTGTGTCTGATAAACATAGCGGGGAGAGTTATACCCTCCAACACCATTCAAATCATCTTGTGGGCGATACTTGCTGATGTAGTCAACATAGCTCAACGTATCCAGCTTACCCGGCTGATTAATACTATCAAATGTTTTAAGGTAGAAGCTCTCCCAATCAACACTAGACATATCAGCAGGAAAATCGTATACAGATTGACCAATGGTCATTGTCTGTGTATAAGTCTGCAGAGTGAAAGGCCACTCCTGTGCCACATGTAAGATTTCTCTAACGGATGAATTGATAGCGGTTTTAGCAAGAGCTTGAATATTACGTGCGGTTGGAAGCTCAGATGAGTCCATCGGCACTTCGCCCAAGCGTTGTAGCAATTCATTCGTTAAAGAAAGGTAGGTAGCCATAATAATATATAAGTAAAAAGAAGGAACCGCCGCAGAGCAGCAGTCCCCTCTCAGTCAGCGTTTAGGCTACGTTGTAAGCAGCCGTCACGATGCCTTCAGGACGAAGGATCTTGCGACCGTACAAGTGCATGCCACGAACGATGTCAGCAAAGCTGTCGGGATCACGGTAAGACTCAGTCTTAGTGATCTGCTCAGCCGTTGCAACTGCGCTTTGATGACCAGCGGTAAGAACACCGTAGTTGGTATCTTGCTCAGTAGCACCAGCAGTGCCAGCACCAGTGCCGATCTGTGGCAAGTTGTTAGACACATACACTTTGAAACCGTGCAAGTTGTTCAACACCAAGCCGTTCTGCATACCAGAACCACCGAAGTCACCGTTCAACAAACGGCTGTCCTCGTCCTTCAACATTTCCATGAAGACAGGATCGACAACCAACCAGCGACCGTTGCTGTCAACGAACTTCTGGTCCAACAAACGAGCCATACGAGCAACCAGCATCAAAGGAGATACAGTAGTCGTAGGGATGGAAGTTGCACCGGGAAGGCGAGGAGCCAACGGAATAGAGCCACCAGTAGAGGCGCTAGTCAAGTTGCTGAATGACTCACGGAAAAGCTTCATAGAAGCCAACAGTTCGTCAGCACCAGCAGTGGTGTCAGCCTTAGTACCAGCAGGAGCGGTACGGGCAGTGTCAGCCACGCCGTTCTTGGCAGACTGCTTGAAGCCAGTCATGTAACCAAGGATGTCTTGGTCATAGTTGTCACGCAGGCGATAACCAGCACGTTCGGTGGACAGAGACATCCAGTTCACATGTGAGTGAGCGGCTTCAATGTCATCAACCTTGAATGCGAAGTAGTTGCCTTGGTCAACAACCAGCGTGAAGTCAGCATCGTCGATGTCATCAGGTGCAATCGTCGTGCCACGGTTATACGCCTTTACTGAGATTTCAGGTTCTTTAATAATACGAACACTGTCACCGTAGTTAGCGATCTCACCGAAGTAGTCGTTGTTAGTGATGGCTTCTGCGATAGAAGACTTACGGAAAGCAAGTTGAACCTGCTTGGAATAAATTACGGGGCTGAAGTTGCCATTAGGCAAGTTCGTGTAACCCGCTGCGGATGGGAAAGCCATTATATATCTCCTTGATGTTAGGCTTAATTCACTGAAATACCTACTCAGGGCCGTACTCGTTTAGGTGGCTAATACAGAAAGTTCTAGATTCTTTCTGCATTAACGGCTAAAGGTACTGGGTTGTCTCGTAGCCTATAGACAGTGATACATAGGACATTTCTGTCCGTTTTGGGTTAGGCTTAAAGGTGTGTCTCTAGAAGACGGCTTTGTTGCCTAGTGAGGAGAAGGGGAGAATTCCCCAACCCCTAGTAAGTTATACAGAAGTATTCACTTTCTGTCAACTAATTTTTAACGTGCATTTCCTGTAACGTCATACACGAATTTATTGGTGCGCTGTGCCGTTAGGATTGCCTCAGCATTTTTTTCAAACTCGTTCATAGACATCTTCTCCACCTGACTCTCATAGATGAGACCTTCAGTGTTGGCAGCAGATGGTGCCGAGCGTGAGCCTCGACCAATAGCAGAAGCTAAATCTTTGTCAGAAGTTTTCTTACTAGCTTTAATACCTTTGTCTGACTTATAGAGATCAATAGCTCTAGCCGCAGCTTTTGCATCAGTATCATTGTCATACAAAGCTTGCTGTACCCAATTAGGTTGTTCTTCAACCCATTCATGAAATTCATCTTGATCACGTATTTCTCCAAAATCAGGGTGCAGGCGTGTCAGCTCAACTTCTGCTTTTTCTCTAGCATTGTTTTTCTCAGCTTCATCAATCTTCTTCAGCCGATCTTCAATACCAGTGGATTGTTCTTTTGCTTTCTTAATTGCAATTGTTTCTACAATCTTGTAGACATCAGGGTACTCTGACGCCCAAGCATTAAGTTCGTCTTCTGACTTAGGTAGACGAATTTCTTTCTTGGTTGTTTTTGTTAGTTGTTCTTTTAAAGAATCAATCTGCGTTTGCAGGTCATCTTGCAACTTTTGACTATGGCGACGAAGGTCACCGTAGCGTTTCTTAAATGTCCTCTCTTCAGAACCCTCTGGTTCTTTCTCGTCATCGTCTTTCTCAACAGGGTTTTCTCTAGCCTCTGTCAGCGCTTTAATCTCTTCCTCTGTTTGACGAATTCTTTCTTCACTAGCATTACGCCGTCCAAATGCAACCACTGGTTTTGCAACAGGTATAATAACTTCACTCATCTTTTTTCCTTTAAGTTGGGGCTAACAGTAGCAACACTCTGTGTTGGGAATTAGGTAGCCATTGACGGTGGGTTGTTGTTGAGTATTGGTCAGCCCACCACTGATCCCAATATTTATATTATATCTTATTTCTTAGCAGCTAAACCTTTTTTAGTAGGTTTTGCTTTTGCAGGACGTTTCTTTACCATACCGCCTTTAGCCATATTACCGGCATCATCTTCCTCACCGTATCCGCCGGAGCCATCATCCATGCTAAAGCCGCCGGGGGTTTCACCACCGCTAGGGCTAGAGCTATAAACGTTAGGGTTGGAGCTAACGGGTGCTGAAGGCCTACCGGGGTCTGCCGCATCAGGATTAACTTCGTTGGCATCTACATCGGTGCCTTTAGCACTTTCAGTACCAACAACCGAGGCAATCTCTCCATTGCTATTATAGGTAACAATCGCATTCGGGTTTGAAGAGTCTACACCTTTAAGTGCTTTATCATATAAAGATTTTTGTGCTTTAGCGTATGGCGTCTCAGGGATAAAAGAAAACTTTGATCGTGCATAGGTTGCTACTTTTGCAGCTGCCTTAGCTGCTGTTGGGTTTTGTGCGTAGAATTGAGCTAGCTTACCATAATCAGTTTCTGTCGTTGCTTGCGTTTCTCCGCTTCCGCTTACGTCTGTAATAGATTTAGCAGCTTCTTTTTCATCAGCGGCTTTACCTACAAGTTTTTCTACAGGTTCTTTTGTTTCTTTAAAACCTTCAGGAATAGATGTAGAAGGTTTACCATTTAAGTATGTAATAAACATAACCCTGCCATCAGGGTGTTTAAAATATCTTACATCTACAACAGGGTTCTTAGTCCAATCCATCTTAGTAGCATCAGCTTCTGTAACAATACCCCCAAGAGCAAACCCTTCTGGCATTGCGTCATCACCTTCTTCTGCCATGATGTCATCAATCTCTGCTTCAAAATCTTCATCACCTTGTTCGCTAAATGTTTGGTCAGGATTTGCAACTTCCTCAGCATTCCCCATCTGGCCCATTTCGTTCATACGTTGTAGGCCCTGCTTTGCTTTATCCCGCATAGCCATCAGCTTCTCTAGGCCAATGTAACGAACAACATCAGCAGGCACAACAAACTCGCCCTCGCTAAGCTGTGCTGGAATATCATCAGCAACTTCTTCTCGTAAAGAACCCGGAGGAACTTCTACACCGTTGACGCTTTCGCCACTGTCATCCATCATGCCGCCTTCGGCGAATAGTTTATTCATTTGTTCCACGTTGCCACCCTTTGCATATTTCTCTGGAGCATTAGCGCCCCCTGCATCTGATTTTCTAATAGCATCATCTACAGCTTCTTTAATAGACTCAAAAGATCTATACTCGTTTTTAGTATTTAAAGCATTCTCAATTGCTTCATCTTCGGATACAATCTGACCGTTCCAAAGTGAAGGAATGTTTGTGGGCTTACCTTTGTTTAAGCGGGGGTCTGTGACAGTGATACTAACCTCACTCATATCTTCACCTGAATCGCTCTTAACAGTAGGAAGACCATCGTGTGTCTTTAAATTATTTTGACCCATTAATTTCATCCCTTAATTGCTTCAGCTTCTTAAGAGCCATGACTGCGCCTTGTGCCCTGTGTATTTCTACAGTATTGGTGGCCTGCTCTAAAGACTTCTGCTGAATGCTGGTGTAATAATCAACCATATCTTCAAAGGCTTGCCACTGAGTAGGAGCTGAGACCAGAGGCTTTAAAGCACTTAGCCACTTCTTCTCTGTCATTGCATCGGTCCTTGTGGAGCCGCTGGTGCAGCAGGAGGTGCTGCCTGTGCAGGAGCGCCACTAAATCCTTGCTCACCCGGAGCAGGTGCTGTACCCACGCCCATGTTGCCGCCACCACCACCAGAAGTATCTGACACAGGAGGAGGACCACCAGCACCAGCAGCAGCTGGCTCAGGGGCTGGTTGCATCTTCTGCAGAATCAACGCCTGTCTAGCTGCTTCGTCCATGTTGTTCGCCACCAAGTCGGGATCAAGATCCATACTCTTAGCAATTTCACGCACAATGTAAGGCAGCTTAGCAAATGGAGCCAGTGCGGGATTCTGAATAACTTGTAAGAATTGCAGCAGACGCTGTGAGCGCACTTCGTTCTGCATCAAGCTTTCAGTACCACGGGCTTTAACTTCTAAGTCACCAGCAGCTTCTGGGTCATAATCAAACTGCATGTTAAAGGCAAAGAAAGCCTCTCCCATTGGACGCAGTAGATAATCATCCACGTTCTTAATCACAGTCTTGATGCCGCCGCTTGCCGCATTCATCAGCATAGAGATGCCAGAGGCTGTGCGTCCAACACCAGCTACGCCAGTTTGACCGTGCGAGAATGAAGGAAGACCTGTAGACTCATCAGCAAGCTGCCGTGCTTTGTCAAACATCTGCAGGTTTTCTTGCGAGACGTTGGGGAACTTAGTACCAAAAAGCGCTTGACCGGGTGCGCCCCCTTGTCGGCGAAACACTTTGCCGGGGTGGATGGTTAAGTCTTGACCGGGAACAAGGTTTGTTTCATCAACCTCAAACACAAGATTGCCCGACAGGACCGCATTATCCACCGACAGACGCATAAACCCATTCATAAGAGTTTGGGTATCATCCATGTTCTCGGCGATACCGACACCAAAAAAGGAGTAGGGGTTTAGTTCATATGGAACAGCATAATACGGAATCCTGACGGGCTTAAAAGGATTTAAAACAAGACGGATAATCTTACCATTGGTAAACCAGATGTTAGCTTGCAACTCGGGCATATCTTCTAACTCTTTAGGAATCTTAATGTCATTCTGCTCTAAGAGTTCAACATCAACAACGCCCCAGTACTCTAACACCTCATAACGCTCAACACCAGTGTCAGTTTGATAATCATTTAAATCATCTTCCCAAGATTTCTTAACATAGTCAGGACCATTAGCAATCACCATGTCAATGACGTTGCTACGAAACATAGGACGCTTCTTCAGCCCACGCAACTGTGTGCTGCTCATCTTATGACGCTCAATAAAGTATTGCATCTCATCAGTGTTGCTGGCGTCAGGATCAGGGTACGCATTCCACACACTTACATGAGAAGTTTGTGGCATTGTCTTGATGATGGGATTATATTTACCTTCTTCGTCCCATCGTGGATATTCTTTATCCACAGCAAAAGGACCCTTCATAATACCTGTACCAAACAGCGCCATCTCAAAAGCAGCAGATCGTAGTTGCTTGTTGGCGTTGCTCTCGTCAAGCTGGTCCATAATCTTCTTCTGCATCTTCTTAGCAGCAACCATCGCCGGGTGGAAAGTGACTGAAGTTGGTGTTGCGCCTGCACCTTCTTTAACGTCTAGCTCAGCAAGCTTCTCTTTCAAAGGACCAAGCATATCTGCTAGTGATGTTGCAGTGGCACCTTTAGGAAAGTCTTTACCGTCTCCTTTATAGCCAAACAATGAAGATTGTTCTTCTGGCATATCTGCCATCTTAGGGTCAGCCTCAACGTGTACGCTCTCAGCTACACCCTCTGGTAGGATGGTGGGTTCAATAGAAAGAGGGAATGTATTATTAGCAAACAATACATCAGTGATCTGACCATACGCAGCTAGAGTCTTAGTCTTTGTAACTTTTATAAAGACACGACTCTTCTCTGCCTCAGTAAATTGAACGTCAGTGCCGTAGATTCCACGATAGTTGCGATACGCACGGAGCCAACGATCTTCGTCAGAGCGACGAGCATCCTCAGCACGGGAGAAGCGCTCATCCAAAAAGGCCATCAAGCCATTAGCTTGTAATATATCTTCGTAGACATCCTTGCTGTCAGGAAGTCCTACAGCTTTATCATCCATAAAAGGGGTGTCAGATTTGTTCATGTTTTAGTTATACCATAAATTATTAGTAACCAAAAGTTTTATCTGTTGGTTGATACACACGTTGTGAAGCTGGATTGTAATCAAAAATGCTTGAACTACGTGGGCGAGACATAAGACCATAACGTAGGGCGTCATAGGTGTGGTCATTCTTAACCTTAGTGTCTACGTCTTCTACGTTTGTTTTATCAAGAGGCAGCGAAGGCAAGTCAGCAATAAGCTGAGTGCAGTTGCTAAAGATTGTCATTCGGGGTGCTTCGGTGAACGGATCAATCTGCAAGCGACGATGCACCTCGTTCTTACCAGCCACACGGCTACCAGCACTCCTATCAGCAGGACGCCAACGGCACCCCTTCATAATCATACGTTCAGCAATAGAAGGACCAGTGTCGCCCCGCTTATGCCAGCAGCTACTATCCAACACACCGTAACGAATTGGTTCATTATCTTCCATTTCTAGCACCATATTGGCTAAATCTTCTGCCAATACCTTAGTGACGTAAAGTTCACGGTATACAACGATGGACTCATCAGGAGCAACAGCAAACCAAATAACAGCGGAGAAACTTCCATAACCATAATCACAAGCCCTAAAACGTACCCAATCTCTTGGGATGGCATAGGGTTCTACAACGTGTATGGCCCTGTTAAACTCAGAGAATGCTGCACCTTCTGCAACATCCCAGTTACCATCAAGCAATTGCTTGCGCTGATGCTCTGGCAATGACAGCAACATCGTCTCATAGTCGCCAGTCTGTGCCAGATGCGGGTTGTCCACCAGTTTTGCTGGTATAAACCTACGTTTAAATAGGGGGTCTCCCTCTTTACTGTGTCCTGTAGGGTAGGTCATCACCTCCCCTGTCTCTGTATCCGTGGCCCAGAAGGACTTACCTGCTGGTGAAGGGTCAATAAAGGTCTTCTTAACCCACGAATGCCCCTTGTTACCGGGGTTTGTTGACGCTCTCATGTACACAGGCAGGTCTGGTGCCGTGCTACGTAAGCGTGAACGCATATAATTCCACGCAAAAGGCGTTGCCCACTGCGTAAGCTCGTCAAATCCTATCCAACTGAAGGAAAGTCCTTGATATCTTAAGACATCTTCGTCCCTATCTAGGTAGGACATCCACAATCTACCCCCACTTGGGGCTTCCCACTGCATCTTTCGCTCACTCCACTTGATGCCGGGGTAGATTTTGGGGTATAGCTCTTGGCTTTTCCAAATAAGTTCCCGTAATTCCTCTGTAGTGTGGCGCAAAAGCAGCCCAGAAAACTGTGGGTGGGGCAAATACCGCAAAGGATCTGCCAACATTGCGTAGGATTTACCTCCACCAGCAGCTCCACCGTACAAAACCTCCCTATCTGCCGCCGCCAGAAACGCTGTCTGCGGTCCGGGGTTGGGAGCAAAGATAATAT